GTCTGAAAATAAAACCCTACCACTTGGGTAGGGTCCGACGGAGGGGTGTCTAGAGTGTCATTCGACCGTTTCTCCCTCAATCACGAGTGGGTCTCCGGCCTCGAGTTCCGAGTGTGCACGCTGTGTGATCAGCTGTGCGGCAAGCACAACTGTCGTTCCGGCGATGACACCCGTAACAACGGGGTGCGCTGAGACCCATTCACGAATGCGGGTGAGAACGGGGGTCTTGGTGGTTTCTTCAGACACGATTATTCCTTTCTGTCATTATAGGACCTGCAAAAATGATGCATCAGCGTCCGTAGACTTTCTTGTGGAGGTCTTTGATGCGGATCCACATGTGGCGAACCAGGGTCTCGGCATAGTGCCGGCTCTCCCAAGGATATGATGGTAGCAGGGTTCGCATCTTCGTGTGGTGCTTCTCCGCCTGTTTGAGTTTTTTGCAGAGGTCAGGTACAACGTTTGCTACCCACCACCCTGTGCCGTGAACACGCTGAATAGAATGTTTGGCGTAGAGGGCCTGTTCGATCGTGAGCAGGAAATACGCAGCGCAAGCCTCGAGATCGCTAAACTCGGTCGCGATTGTGGTATCAGTAGAGTCGGTCATAGACATGTGACGGTGCTTTCAGGTAGTCGAGAACGATGTATGGCCGTCCGTCTGCTGTGAGGTCGGCAGAGAAGGACGGCTCGATCAGTGAATCGGTGTTCCATCCGACGTCATCGCCGTAGCGAAGTCGTTCCAATCCAAGAGCGTCGTAGAGGTCGTTGAGGGACGCATAGAAGTTACTATTAATCTGCGCGTTGACATCGTTTACCGCTCCTCGAACGTCCTCCATTGAAGCAATGAAGTACCGCCCAGAATATGACTCGAAGCAGAGCTGAGACCCCTCAGCGAGATCGTCGGCAACGAGTGGCGGATCCATTTCTCTAGCCGCAGGGCGTGCTGCTGCGTTTTGAATCTCTTCACGCAGCTGAGGAGTAGCGACGTCTTTGACTGCGGTCTTGAGCTTGTTGAGCTGCGTCTCGACAACGGTTGTTGCGGCCGCGATCGATGCGACTCGACGTCCTAGAACGCCATGTAGGCCAATCACGCAAGAACAAGTAATAGCAGCTGTCGACAGAGCCGGAACGAACTCCTTCCAAGTCAGTTCAACCTTACGTTTAAACGCCGCATCGCAAGCCTCGTTGCGGATCAGAATGTCCTGCGCACGAAGAGCACCTTTAGCCGTGAGCATAGCCGTCACAGCAACACCTACAAGCGCACTGCCCGTGAGGACAAATGGTGTGGCGTCGCGAATCAGTCGTTTCCAGTTGATATTCATTCGGGAATCCTTTCGTCGAGCCAATTGAGAATTTTTGTGCGATCGTAATGATTGTCGTTCTTGGCGAGCGAGAATGCGAACGTTTTAGCCTTACTAATCTGGGCGTATGTTGCTATCATTTTGAACTCTCCGAAATCGTCGTTGTCCTTAGAGAGTCGCTGACGGATAAACTCGGCGTCGCAACCTCTCTTTTTGAGTCGGTCTCGGGTCACGTCGTTGCTAGCGTACAGCAGTAGAACCGTACGATAACGGAACATCGCTAGCCGTGCCGATACGGGATCGCCAATCATAACGTAGCGCTTATCAGAATCAAACTTGAGGTCGTCTTTCACGAACGCGTATCGCCATAGGTCATCATGAGTGACGTAGTCTCGAATATACTCAAGCGCACCCGCCTGTTCCATGCTGCGAAACTCGGAAGGTGAGGCCCACGCCTTATACTCGTCGCGTTCGCCAGGGCGCTTGGGTCGAGTGGTAATGCTGCGAATCCAGGTCCAGCCTTTGCTCTCTAGAGTTCTAGCTAGTGACGTCTTACCGCTGCAAGTTCCGCCGATCAAATATAGCACATTGTCGTGCATTGTGCGTCCTTTCTGGTAGTTCGACTAAATCACAGGACCTTAAGGGTCACCTTGTCTCCGGGGTTTGCCGGCTGGTCGAGGGTGAGCTGAGCGTCAGCACCACCAAGCTTAACTGTACCATTCGTCCCGCCGTCCTTGGCGTTGTAGTCGGCCTTAGACAGTCCAAGCATAACCCCCAGGAATGTACAAACCACGGTGATGCTGGTTGCGAACTCGCCGGAGAAACCCCACCCCCAAACGGCAGCGAGTCCTGCGTACAGGGTGGAGACTGCCGGAAGTCCGATGAGGGTTGCCCACTTGCAGACATCGTAGACGCCGGAAGAGAGCCAAGTCTTAGGGCTCTGGCGTGCAGCCTCGACAGCAGCGGCGAGCTCTTCGTCAAAGGCGTGCTTCGGTTCAGACAATCTTAATCCTTTCATTTGAGGGAATCGCGGAGAAGGCAGTACGCAGCGTAGCACCAAACCGGGCCGACAACAAGACCGACGATGTTGAAAGTCACAACACCGGTGACCACAAATATAAGCCCGATCAGAGCAAACAGGAATGCGAAAAACATACCCGCAGGGTTGTAGTAAAACATTTTGTTCCTTTCAAGTCTAAAAGTAAAACCCTACCACTTGGGTAGGGTATGGAGAGAGGTGTCAGTTTCGGTATTCACGCCACAGAGTCGTAGGCCACTTATGTGTTGCCATGCGGCATGCAGCAGCGAACCACAACGCGGCCAACGCCCAGGAAATGGGGTTGAAGGTTGCGATTGCCGCCAATGCCCACATGGCAAAGATAACGGCGAGGACAATGCGGAGAGGGTTCTTGGTAAACATTTTATTCCTTTCTGTCATTATAGGGGCTGTTAAAAAAACCTACCACTTGGGTAGGTGTTGACGAAGATAGTTAGAACAACTTTCCCATCTCGTACTCATCTTGAGCCTTGTATGCGCGGGCTGCGATAAGGCAGCCAACGATCACAGAGGTCATAGCGAGAACGATGGTGATAGTGGTGTACATGGTTATTCCTTTCTGTCATTATACCGTCTGAAGAAAAAACCTAGCACTTGGCTAGGTTGAGAAGTCAGGCACGAGTCAGAACCTTGATTCTCTGTCGGCGTTTAGCCGTGTCTTCCTCATGTCGGTCAAGCAGGGTGTCGGGCATCACATCGCACCCTGCCTCGAGATAGTCTCGGGCAGTTCGGGCGAGGCGAAGGGCGTCGATCACCATGATACGGTGAGTGAGGATGACGGCTTGTTCGCGGAGAGTCTTATCAAGAGTGTGCATGATAGTTCCTTTCTGTCACTATATGCTCTGTTAATTAGTCGTGTTTGTTGTGGATCGGTAGCTTAGCAACCTCGTCTGCGATTTTCTTAGCGAGCCCGTTGCCTCCGAGTTCGACATATGGTTTATATAGGTACTCCAAAAAACCCTTGTATTCGTCCTTGGTGAGCCAGCCGCGCTCAATGTAACCCATTCCAACATGCGCGATTCGGTCATAAGCCAGTCCTAGGAGTAAATGTGTGCGCGCGTCTTTGTCCGAGTCTCGCCGAGAGAGATATGCCCAAAAACCGGCGGATGCGAACACCGCGCCGAACATAGTCCCCCCGACTTGAACCAGCAGTGGGAGCATATCGTGCGGCATGACTCACGCTCCCAACAGAATATAGGGCCGCCGCCCCACACCGGTCTGCGATACCGTCCAACCGTCAGAGCGACCTTTTTCGTCGACACCAGACATGATAGTACTAGTGATGAAATTCCTCAACCAATAGCGTCCGCGGCCGCACTTGCGCTCTGCCGGGAACAAGTTGAACAACGGCAGCTGGTCGGACCGGAACCCCATGTCGAATCGGGTGGTAATACCCCAAGAACAGTGACCAAACACCTGGCTCTCACACATATCCATAAATTTAGTCTGGACCTCAGAGCCGTCGTTGGTGCGGCCTTGGGCGTTCACTCCGTTAGAGACGTACTCCGTAAACGTAAACCCTGCGCCGGTACCATATGTTGCTTGGAGTTGAGATATGGCGGGGTTATACTGTTGTTTTAGAAGCGAGGTGTCGGTATTATAAGCGTTAGGCATAGTTCCGGAAGCGCTCATCGGCCCAGTCGTGAGCCAGTCGGCGGAGACCAAGAGAATATGATGTCTGAGCACCTGAAGAGGGTAGTAGTCAAAGGCTGCTACGATCCACTCATACGATTGGCCTCCACCACTGGTTGTAATACGGTCATTAATCGCCCAGAGCTTAAATGTCCCGTCTCGAACGTCCTTCTCCCAGCCGCTCGGAGGTCCGATTACGGTTCGGCGACCACTATCACGGATGTAGTAGTTTCGGGCCGCTCCGATTGGTTCGTAACTCGAAGTCGCGTTGGCTGCTTTCTCCTCCAACACACGAATACGGCTGTCGAACTGTGAAGCTGTAGCGCCGGCGGCTTCAGCGCTTCGAATACGGCTGTCGAACTGTGTAATCTTGGCAGCTTCGGTTGTGACGGTTTGTTTTAGAGTGTTAAACTGAGTAACAACCCCGTCAGCCTTCTGTTCTGCTCTATGCGCGGCGCTAGCCGCGGTAGTTACATTCGACATAGCGCTACTAGCTGCACTTGACGCAGACCCTGCTGTGCGAACGGCCTGATCAGCTGTAGCTTTAGCTTGATCGGCAACTTTCTTTGCCTCAATGATGGTCGACGCGTTGGGCGAGTCGCCGAGGGCCTTCTCTGCGGTCTTCACCCACTCGGTGAAGGAGTTCTTGGTGGACGTGACGTCCTGATCCAGTTTACGAGCCTTCTGTTCGAGCTCGCTTGTGACTTGCTGAAGGCGCTGGTTTGTATCGCGGATTGTCGAGTTGGCATCACGCACAACGTCAGTAACATCGATGGTCTTGAGCGGTCCTGTGATATACGGACAAGCTGATGTACCGATTGTCGACTCGATGTTGTACTGGGTAATTGTCGAGCTGTTTGCCGGCCGAAAAATATAGCAGAGTGGCATCTGCTTGGTCAGCGAGTCGTCCTTGAGTGTAGGCTTTAGTGGAGTGGCTGCGGCTACTCCCGAAATATAATCGATACTGTTTCGGCGTACGGAGCTCGAGGTATCGAATGTGAGTACTACGGCATCATAGCGCGAATAGTTCGGGTGGGTGTTCGCCGGGACGTTCAAAGAGGCGTATCCGTCATTGTCAAGCCATGTCCCTCTACACCAAGCACGGCCAGAGTTAATATATACCTGACTCGACCGCGATTCGACCTTAAGGCCGCCACCGACTCCGGAGAACACTCCGTCTGAAATGATTCCGGTAAAGAGAGAACCGAACTGTTGTGCGGTGTATTTACGGTCACCGTTTACCGAGTCAAAGAAGCCAGAAGTGATGGCCATAAATATCTCCTATAGAAAGCTGTCTGCGGCGGGCGTGCTATCAATCGTCGGGTATGCGGTAAAACCGTTCTCAATAGTCCAAGAGTACGTATACTCCTTGACTCTGGCGTACTGACGTCTACCACCGACTTCGACAGCGATGCGATCCCCGAGGTAGAAGTCCCCGTTCAACCCGTACGAGTACAGATCGTTTCGAGTAATCTCACCGGTGATGTTGTCGTAGAAAGCGTGCTCGTACAAAGCGCTTACACCGTACGGTCGAAGCGTCGCGCGTACTCCCGCGTTATCGACAAGCTGTGTTTGGTTGTTCCACTGTGGGTCGACAAACATCTCCCGACGGTTTAGTCCCTTAGCATATCGGTTCGACACGTCCTCATTGATGACGACGCTGTTATTCTGCCCGCCTTCAACGTGTACATATGCGGATGTTCGATATGTTTTAGAAGTCTTACGGTAGACGATGTTCGACAACGTCCCCAGCTCTTCGTTAAACACAACAGGGAAAGTGTTATCTTCCCCGCTTCGAGTCTTTGGTTTCCAGAACTGGAACCGAATCTTACCATTCTTCCAGTATGTTCGGAGCCCGCATTTGTAGATCTGGGCGCAGTATAGAAACATGTCCCATACGCTCTTACCTTTGGTCTCGTAGTCGAGATGGTGGACAGACCATGATGAAGGGTCATCAAGTGCAATCAAATCGATCTGACGACTAAGTTCACTTGGGTTCGAGATCTCGTCGTTGAATACTTGGAGAAGGATCTCGTTTGTGGGCACGCTGTACGGGATAACCGAGGTAGCAACAAGAACCCGCCGTTGGAGTATAGACTTCGCGTCACGACCACGAATATAAACTGCCGACTGATCTCGACCGCCCTCGTACGTGATCTCTTCGACAATCATGGTCTCCTCCGAGTATGGGAGTTTGATGAACTTGTCCATGTAGTCGTCGAGATACGTCAGAAGGTTTGGATTTCGCTCCGGGATCCGGATCTCAAACTCGCCAACCTCCTGGTATCGCTCAGTCCAGATGAAGCTAGACCAACCTTTGATGGCAGACACCGGCGCGAGACCATAATTATAGACGGGTATTGTTTCTAGATACATTCAGACCCCCATGAAATACGTCGAATAGTACACCGTGACTGAGGAGAAGACGTTAACTGTGCGAGAGAGCGAGGTATAAACCTCAAGCGAATTCTCACCTGGCTGGAGCTTCGGCCATTTTGAGTTAATGGTAACAAGTCCAGTTGCCTGAAAGACGGTCTCATCAGGTTGGCGTATAACCGCACCGAACGTTCCTGGACGGCTATCGATCTCTAGCGTATAGCCACTTCCGGGTGTCCTACCGCTGATCAACCGGTACAAGTCAACGTTTATCTGAAGAAGTTCTCCTCGTGTATGGTTATACAAAGACACCATCCCAGGGTTGCCGACCATCGGCATTCGAATCATGAATCCGGATGGAACTTCGCCTACATACTCTATAGAGCGACTAGACACACGCTCGGTGGTGTTAAACTCCAGCTGCGCAGTACCCTTGGCATTCTGGAACGGGAAAGTAAACCCTCCAGCACGAGTCTCAAACGGTATGCCCGCCTCCCAGTTTCCCGGAAGGGTGAGGTATGGCTGAGGGCAAAGTACTACCACCTGTACCGACTCGTTTTGCGAAAAGATATTTGGGGTCACCGTCTCCACATAACCGCGTGCTTCGTAGTCGCGAACGTCGGTATGGAGTGTGATGACGACTGGTTGCTGGATTGGGAATGCGGCATAAATCATTCTACGAGAACCAGGAACGCCGTCTCCGATCATCTGAAGCTCAAACGTGATCTGGCGAGTCTCTAGTCGAGCAGCGTTATAGCGAGCACCGTCTTGGTTGTAGACGGACTGAAGAATGAGGTTTGACTTCGGCGGACCGAGGCCCGTAATATCGTTAATGAGTACGCCCATCTCGTCGGGGCGCTCGAGTTTGAACGTATAGGAATCCCCTGAAGGATTCGTAACAGTGAAGCCTCTAAGCATACACCCTCCAAGACGATGGAAGCAACCTTTCTGGAACAGCAAGCTTCCATTTTGACTGATTAGTAGGACAGAGCCGCCTCTTTGATCTGACGCAGCTGGTTTTGGGTATTACGGTAGATATCCATCGCCGACAATGCCTCCGGAGAGGTATTGTTCTGCGTGAAGTTGATCTCCGTAGTGCGGTTTACAGTCTGAGCTTGCGGCTGCGAAGGCGGTTCAGGTGTTCGCGGCCTTGCGGCTTCGACGTTTGCCCGGATCGTCTGCTGCGAGTTGAACAGACTATTGAGCTGATCCGCGCCAGCCTTAGCTTTGTCGAGGTCGAGAACCGGAGCAACCACCGGATTAATCTCAAGGTCCAGGTCCTCAAGGTTAATACCCTTAAAGACTTCGTTCACACTATCGATCAACTCCTGGGAGACTCTTGTCGCGGATGTTGTAGCCGCGGAGCCGCCCTCGTCTATACCGATAGACAGACCTTCCATAGTGAAGCGCCCAATTTGCTTGAACACCCTCGACGGCGATCGTATACCGAGAACCTTCTTGGCGCCGTTGACCATGCCTTCGAAGAACCCTTTTACCTGTTCACCGAACCATTTGGCAGCACCTTTAATGCCCTCCCAGACACCACGGACAATTGCACCACCGATATCCTTGATTAGCCCGACGATGCCACTGAAGGCGGCCTTTATAGCATCCCATAGGGCGTTTATAATAGACCTACCCAGTCGCCCCATGGCTTCGATAAGCGCCATGTGGTTATTGTCGATGGCGTCGGCCATACCGTTTATAAAGTCGATGATCGCCTTAGCTCCGGCGTCAACAATCTTTGGGATCGTTCGACCAAGAGCCCTTAGGAATTCAGCTATGATCTCGCCGACGACCTCTGTCACTTCATAAATATGGTCGCGAATACCTCGAAGAAGACCGAGTATAATCTCTATACCCGCTTCTACGAGTTTAGGTACCAGTGCGATCAATGCGTCGAGGAGGGATGTGATCAAAGTAACGCCCGCGGCTACAAGCCCTGGAATGTTATCGATGAATACCTGGATCATACCGCCTATAAACAGCGATACGGCATTCATAATAGTGGGCATGTTCTCGCCGAACACGGCGATCATGATAACAATCGTTTCGGCAAGCTTCTGTCCCATGTACGGCAGAATTGATAGGAACGATTGTATCGCGGATGTTAGGATCTGGATGCCCGCGCTACCGGCTGTACCGATGGTGGCAAGCCCAACACCGAGTGCTAGAACGCCAAGACCGAATACGGCAACGGCGGCTGCGAACGTAAGAAGCGCAAGCGCTAGAGCCTGCATAGGAGCAATCGCTTTTGCAAGAAGTACCGAAGCACCGGCCAGAGCTACGAGTACTACAACTAGTGCGCCGACACCGATAGCCACAGGTCCAAGACCGGCAGCGCCAAGTAGAAGGATAGTTGGAACCAGGCTACCAACAGCAACGCTTAGAAGTAGAAGAGACGCCGCAGCTCGAGGGTTGGGTTTGATTTTGGACAGGAGAGCCATACCACCAATAAGACTAGCAAGGGCCAACCCCATCCCAATCATACCCTGAACAAGCTGTCCAAGATCCATACCGCCTAGGGTTCTGACAGCTTCCACAACTAGCAGAAGACCTACAGACATTGCGAGAAGCCCCACACCAGCCGGGAGAGCTTCTTTGTCTAGAAACTTCATAGACGCCGTAACAGCGGCCATTACTAGGAACAGAGCAGTAAACCCTTGGATGAGCACGCCTATGTCCATTGCGCCAAACTGCGAGATCACGTCTACAAGTCTCTGCATAGCCACAGCCATCGCTATAAGCCCCAAGCCGCCTGATGCATCAAACTTGGAATCGCCGGTCAGACGCATAAACAGTCCCATAGCTGTGAGTACTGCCGTGATCGCCAAGACGCCCTGTAGTGCTTCTTCCGCTTTAAGACGCCCGACCTGCTGAACTGCGAGGGATATAGCTAGGAGCGCTATACCAATAGCAATCATCTGCCTACCTACACCGCTACCCATCTTGTCAAGATCTGCGGCTTTGGTGAACAGTACAAGCGCCGTGAGTACCGAAGCAATACCGGCGATCCCTTTAATGAGATCTTGCCAGCGCATTTGACCTAGCATTTCTACAGACTTGGAAATAAGGATGAGCGCCACACCCAACCCAATAAGACCTAGAGATGTCTTTGCTAGGTCGTTGTTGGCAGGCATCTTTTTGACAGTGTGCACAAGCTGCTCTAGAACCACGCCGAGTGCCAAAAGCCCAACAGTCAGCCTGAACGGATCCATTTTGGCGAACTTCTCTAGCGCTTTTGTAAGGAGGAGTACTGACACAGATATGATCAGAAGACCGAATGCCACCTTAGCAAATTGCATGCCTGTCAAACCCTCACTCTTCGAGATGAGGTAAAGCATGCCCGCGACTTCACCTAGGAGTACAGTCAGTGCAATAAGGCCTTGGGTCAGTTTAGCGGCGTCGATGTTCGAGAGCGCCCAAACCGATGCCGCGAGTACTCCGATTGCGAAAGCGATAGTGAGAAGCGTTCGAGCTTTGACTTCTCCGGTAAGAGCTTTGAGGTGGTTTTTAACAGCGTCGACGACTTTTCCGAACTTGTCGATCATTTCGGCGGTGTTCTTGAGGTTCTTTTGAACCTTACCGGCGATTCCCGCTAGACGCTGTACAAGTATGAACAGTGCAGTACCGATACCCGCGCCCAGAGTTAGGTTTGTGCCGGCTAGGAACTGGTTATACTCCTCGCCTACAGATTTGACGCCATCCTCCTTCTTCAGCTTCTTGTTCAAGTCGCTGAACACCTTATGGGCGTCGTCCCAGGCTTTTCGTACATTCGCCGCAAACCCGGCAGCAGCCTGCGACAAGATATCAAACCATTGTTTGATCTTCTCAAACGCCGCCAACGACCCTGCGGTTGTGACAGCGCCGATCTTTCCGAGCTCCTGGTTAGTAGCTTCAGCTGCGCCTTGAGCCGCGGGAACCAGGAAGGCTTTGAGCTCCTCTAATTTCTTCTGCGTTAGCTGTGCAAAGTCGCCGAGCGTACGCCATACGTCTGTGCCGAAGCGACCGATAACTTCACCGGCTTGGACAATGTACGGGGTCGCCACTGAGACGAGCCATTTAACCCAGTCACCAAAAGCCTGAACTTGCTTAAGGAAGAAATCGGATTCCTTTGCGGCATTAGACAGGTTTGTTACCCAGTCTGCGAGTCCGGCGACAAACTCGAGAATGCTGCCGTTGCCTCGCGGAAGTAGGGATATGAGGTCGTTTAGTAGACCCCCAATACCGCGAGCGACTGCAAGAACGGCCTGAGTAACGAGTGAGAATACAGAGAACAATCCTTGGAATATTCGCTTCAGCTTTTCGGCACTCGGCTCCGATAGAATCAGACCTTGGGTGATGCGCTCAAGACCTTTAGATATCTCAGCCATGATCGTGCCCATAGTTGGGGGGAACACGGCATGCCAAGCATCACGAATTGGGCCAAGAATCCGGCCAATACCAACGAGCACGTTTTTCAAAGCATTAACGATGGCTGTTCGACCACCAAGATCGCGCCACTGCTGCCACATCTGGTTTCGAGCGTCAGCCGACTCACCGATGACTTTACCTAGAACGTCAGAGAGCCAGGTGAACAACTCCTTAGCCTCGTCAAAGTCGCCGAGGATGATGCGCCACGTCTGAGCCCATCCTGTCCCTTGTGCTTCGCCGATTGTCTCGAGGAGCTGACTGAAGGTTTTCACCTCCGTTGCGGCTTTCAGCGCCGTCTGCCCCAACTTCTCGTAATACTCTGCCTGATCGGCAGTGTAGCCTTTAGCCAACAAGTCGGCCTTGGTCATTTCACCGTTCATGACCTCAAGGGCCCGTGTCATGACATCAGCGGTGAGCCAGCCGCCCTTCAACGACTCGCGGAATGAACCATTCTCGAACTTGTTACGAGTCTTCTTGTCCATCTGCTCCACTGCGCCCATGGCGCGAGCAGTATCCTTCAGCAGCTGCTGAATCTGCTGGCCGCCCATTCCGGCCTGCTCCATCGAGATCCAGTCTTGAAGCGCTACTCGCCCAGCAGCCATAGCCTGAGACATCTGGTACATCGCGCCAGCAGCTTTTTGACTATTGGTGCCCGAGAGCGCCGCAACGTTAGACAAACCTTTAATGGATTTGACTGCGGGTTCGAGCTTGACACCGGCCGCGGTGAACGTGCCGATGTTTCGCGTCATCTCGGTGAAGTTGTAGATCGTCTTGTCGGCGTAGTCATTAAGTTGGTCTAGGTACTTATTGACTATCTGAACATTGGTCCCTTCCTTAAGGGTGTTTGCGAGAATAGTCTGAACAGCGTTGATCTGCGTTTCGTATTCTCTAAAACCACCCATGGGGGCATCAAAAATCAGATTCTTTGTCCACTGTAGAGCGGAGTCGACAACCTTACTGGTGATGTTGGCAAGGGCGGTGATCGCCGCGACCTCGAACGCTTTGAACCCGCTGGATGCCTTCTCAGTTGCTTCCTGGAGGACATCCATTTTGACGTTTTGGGCTGCGGCTGAGATCTTACCGAATCCTGAAGCCGCTTTGTCGAAGTTGATAGCGTTGTTGAAATTTTGCAGGGAGTTCTGCGTTTGTTTGATGCCTTGTTCGAACTGTTTATTGTCGAACTTCATCGACACAACGCGCTCATCGAGCTGTTTACTCATGCCGAAGTCACCACCTTCCAAACGTCATCGGCGATCTTGTCCATGATCGGTTTAATTGTTCTCGGAATGTAGGACCTACCGCGCACCCATCCGCCAGTACCTGTAGCGTGCCCGTACTCGAGGATGATGGCGATAGGTACACCTTTATTGTGGTGCGAGTTGGTCCAGGAAATACCCCATACACCATCTTTATACTCGATGGTGTAACTCCAGGACTGTGCCGTCACGCCACTAGCTTGCGGGGTGGCTGCGGCAAGTGCTTGGACGCCCTGTTGCCCGTAAGCTTCAAGACGGGACCGAACATCCGGACGGACGATCTTAGCTAGGAACTGCTGAGTCTTGCTGAAATCACCTCTGCTGGTTACGCTGAGCACGGAGTCGCTCCTCTGTTTCGGCCCGTCGCTTTTCATTAATAGAGCGGTAGCGGGACAAGGTTTCGGATTGCGCCTCTTTCTTGCGCTTCGGGTTTTGTTGATAGCCGCAAACTCGAATGAGCATCATCAGCCTATTCAAGTTCCAGTACTGACACTCGAACGGTATGCGATACGCGACCATCCAGCCGTAAATTTCTTCAGACGTAACCGGTCGAGATCGACCATCGTCCCCGCCACGGAATGTTGTGGCTGTATGGGAGTCGTCGAGGTATTCTTGAATCTGCTTCACCTCGGACGGTCCGATACGCAACAGATCGTTCTTCGAGACTCGCCCCTCCGCCATACAGCGAAGGTAGTCGATAATCATATCGTGCGATTTGTTATCGCCACCGAGGAAGGGCGTCTTCCATTTTGACTCCCACTCGGCGACGGCTACAAGCGAATGCTCAAGCCGCAGCTCGATGGGATCATCGGAGATGAAAGTCTCAGTGACTTCATCATATCGTTCGCCACCGGGGATGCTGAGCTCAAGCATTCACTTGTAACCTTTCGTCTATTAGGAGACCAGAGCCTTGATCTCGTCAGGAGTCGGGAGTTTCGGGGCGACGCCGTCGCTTCCACCCTGCGAAGTAGGAGCCTTGCCGTAGAGCATTTCCTGCACCTTCTTGAACTTTTCCTCCTCCATACGAGAGGAGCGGATTATGAGATGCGCCGTAGGGGCCTTGCCGGAGACGTTCGTCTGTTCGGTGCTGAACTCCCAAGAAAGAGTCGTAGGCTCGGGGCTCTCATTCAGCGTCTCGTTGTCGGCGCTAGACGGCGCAGCCTTGCAGCCATAGGCGATGTGGATTTCCTCGCCGTATTCATACCCCTTGACATCGGACGCGATTTTGGTTCGCCAACACAGAGCGAACTTGCGGCGGGACTGCTGGGTGATAGCAACACCTTTAGCAATCTCGGCTTCACCGTCACAGACGTCGAACTCCGGGGGGGACTGGAACGCCTCGATGGTGCCTTTAAATTTCTCTGGGGAAGTAACGACCGCATACACACGGTTGTCCGCGTACTTCTCGGTAGCCTCTGCGCCCTCTGGAGACTGGCTGATTTTAGTCAGGCCGTTCCACGCCACGCCTTCGCCGTAATGACCAGTGTCGTCCATTACGAACAGAACGCCGCGGTCAACACCACCCTTGTACAGGCGTTCGCCGTCCTTATCCCATACCAAAGCGTCTTTCGCCACGTGGGACTCCTTTCGTTAGTTGTAAATTGTGAACACGTCGTGATAGAGGTTATTCACAGCATAGTGTCTGTTCATAGCACTCCACGGAATGCTAAGAATCTTCTCAGGAAGCTGACTGTCTGGTTCTCGATAGATAGCGATCACCTGATACTGTCCATGTGTAACGTACGGCGTGTCATCCGCATGGTTGACATCGTAGTCGACTTTAGAGTATATAACGCAGGGATACTCAAGTTGGACAGAGGGCGGGGGCTGATAGTATACTTTGGAGGAGCCAGCGGCAGCTTTTAGTCTCTCATGGAGACGTTGGCGTGGGGCCATTGTATACCTTCCCAACCGTAAGCGACAACCGTGGGCGTCGCACTTCAACGTAGTTCACACGCCACCTCTTCCCGCCCCAAACAACATATCGAATGTTGGTGAAGTTCTGAGAGGCATAGGCGTCCATCATAACGCTAAACTCGTGCGACGCCACCAGGTCATCGTTAAGGTTCTCGCTTGTCTCCCACCGACGGGCTATTCGGTTTGCATCACCGATGGCTTTTCGCTCAACGATCTGCTCCTCGAATACCCCGTCAGCAGTTTCGACATAGTCGGCATACCCAAGCATACCAACAAAGCGTGCCATTTTGACCTATCAGGCCTTCTTGCGCTCGAAGACGACGGCGGCCTTCGGAGTGGTCAGGGCACCGCTCATGTAGATCTCGTACAGGTACTTCATCTGGTTGAAGTCGATGTCGAAGAAGTCAAAGTACGAAATCTCGCCACCGCTGTCATTGCCAAGTGTGTAGTCACCAAGGTTTACGGCGATACCAATCAGATCAACTTCGGAAGAACCGACAGTCCGCTTCAGTCCGTCGAACTCGGGGACCTCGACGATGTTGGACACGCGCATGCGGCGGGCCAGGATATCGTCGGTCGGGTACATGTACGCACCATTCTTGTCTTTGACAAGCTGGAGGTCAACCATCGTCTGCGGAGAGACGAAGAGCGTAGGCATACCCTTACCTCGGTACTCGACCATACCGCGAGTCACAGACTCAACCAACTCGACGCCTTCGACAGTCTTCTCGACAGTCTTGTGGATAGAGTACAACTCGTCGTCGGTCCAGATCGGGCGAAGCTTCTCGGGATCGATCTTATCCGCAGAGCTACTCTGACGGCCGTCACCAATCAGGATGGCACGAGCGAGCTCCTTGTCGAGCATGACGCGCATTTCCTGCTTAACAAAGTCAATGACTTTGAGATTAGTGGAGTCGATAACATCCTGACGGTCGAACTTCTGCTTCTTGTAGATCCAGGTAGGGTGGGTCTCACGCTTCAGCAGCTTGAATACCTCTTCAACCTTCTTGTTGCCCTTGGTGTAACCCTTAGCCCGGGCCTCGTCAGCGGTAATATCCGCATGCAGGCTCTTCACCTTGCCGTGGGGGAAGCGACGAACGTTACCGAGAACGTTGGCCACCCATTCCATCCGGTTGGCGATGAAATCGGGCGTATCAGAAACGGCTGTGGCCTCGGGGAAGAGGTACTCGATCTTCTCGATGCCGTACTGCGCAGCGTGCTTCAATGCCGTGGTGCTGAACTTACCGCCGACGTCGATGGCCTCACGGATCATACCGTTAATCTGGTCGCCAGTCATGGTGTGGCGAATCTCGTTCGACGCAGCGTTACCCTGGAAAACGTTGTGGGTCAACTCGCTATCCTTCGTGTCAGAGTGTTTGATGGTGTCGGCGCTTTCAGCGGAGTGCTGAGCGTCCTCGGCCGGCGCCTCATCGGCCTTTTCCTCTTCGTCGTCCAGCTTACCTGCGGCGGCCTGCTCCACGAGCCAGGCTACGACGTTCTTCTCTTCCTCGGACATGCCGTCCAAGATGTCTGCGACGGTTCTACCGTCCCCTTCAGCCGGGGATTCTTCCTCACCGTCCGTGTGCTGGAGCTGCGATCCAAACTGAATCAAAGCCTCCCCTTCCAATTCCTCGCTGAGCCCGTCAGAGTGCGTGAGGTATACTTCATCGATCCGGGCTTCCGGATTCGCGCCAACGAGCACGAGAGACACCTCAACAAGCTCGCCATGCATCACGGTTCCGCCTTGCTGCTTCAGATCCTTTGCGTAGATCGATAGCGAGTTCAGGTCGCCGTGCTTGACAAGCTCGCGAGCGGTGTTCGCTGTAGCCGTCTCATTGAACATACAGGTAGCATACATACCATCCTCTCGGTGCTCGAGCGTTGCTCGGCCGAGGATGTTTTCAAGACTCCTGCCTCCGTGCTCCCAAACAAGCGGAACCGTGGCGCCGTCCTGGTGCTTAAATGCATTTGGCGCAATGGTTCGGCCGTCAGAACACAGGACGTTTGCTCGGGTAGCGTAGCCCGAGAAGTCTGCTTTCATTTTGACCTTTCGTTAGACAGCGTCCGGTGTGGGCGCCGTGTCTTCCACCGGTAGGTTTGGATTGCGTAGCTTATCCGCATCCGGATCGGTGGCCGGCGGCAATCCGAGAACTGAACGGAACTCATTAGGCGTGACGACCTGGTTGCGGATAAGCTTATCGCCCAGCTCGGCAAGCTCAGATACGGGGACCAGCGAGAACGGCTCAGTGAATGTCGATAGCTCATGGCCGAGACCGCGTGCGGTCGCCGTCAAGAACTTTCGTCTGAGCTCTTCTACAACAGCCTCTACAAGAGGCTTTACTGTCCGCTGACGATAGTTCATCATCGTCGTCTCGTTGGCGGTTCCAGCCAGCACCTCCTCAGTAACACCCAGTTCTGCGTGCAACCTCTTGGTGAGGTATTCTATCTGAGACAGGAGGGTGTTTTCGACTGGGCGGTTTAGCTGCGTAATCTTTTCTGTCGCGTCGGCATAAGCTATGCCGTATTTCGACCCTGTGAGCTGGTCTGTGATTTCGCTAAGACGCTGTTTCGCCTGCTGCTTTCGAGCCTCGCTGCGAACAGTGTAAGGGAGCTGGAAGATGAGATCCAGCTTATTCGCAGCGGCAGCGTCATCTGCTGAATCGAGGAGCGCGAGCTTGTGGGAGAGCCTCTGGAACGTAGAGTTCGGCGCATTCAGAATCGGATACAGCGGAGACTCAACGATAGCCACTGTCTTCTTCGGAAGAATTACTTCGTCAAGTTCGCCACGCTCCTGATTGAACAGCTTAACACGCACGTATTCAGGAAACCACTCTATCACCTCGCCGACTCGCATGGTCTTAATGTCGTACGACGCAGATCGGGATGGATCGAGCGTGGTATCAACAGGGACTATGGCGCAGACACCTTTGTTGAGTAGTGTCTGAAATATGTCGAGTCGGAGAGCTTGAGCGCTCTGGTCAATGTTTGCCTCTACGTTCAGACAAGAGTGAAGTCCATCGCGGATGACTTCGTCAGTCTGACCTTTACCATTCATTTTGACGTGGTGGATCTTGACCGACGCGCAGTCCATCGCAATTCGTGTCTTGACCGCTGCTAGGACTGAAAGCTCGCTGCTTATGTATGTTCGATTGACTGGACTGCGACTATATCGTCCATGTGAGTAGTCTATTAGAATCTCTGGTTTGCGGAAGGCGTTCCACGCATGGCGAAGTCTATCGCCAAATGGCGCCATAGCGCCTCCTTTCGTTATTCAAACGCGTCGCGATGTAGCTTGTACGCCACGAACGCGTCCATTAGAGCGGCTACAGCATCGACTTTATCTTCGGCTCGTTTCTTCATGAGTTTGCGGTTGCCGTTTGTGTCCTCCATCGTGATGGCATTACCAAGGCAGAACGACATAAGCTCTTCATCAAACAGAAGCTCACGGCGGGACGCAAACGTCTTCAGTTCACCAAGCGGTACAGACTCGGTACGTGCGCCCTGCGGAACCTTCTCGATACCGTAAGGCCCGTTCTCCATCTCCCAACGGGCGACAAACTCTTTGGCGTTGTAGGGATCGTATCCGAACGAGCGAACATCGTAAGAGTTCTGTTCGATGAAGCGATCAAGATCGTCATACACGCCTCTGTCGACTTCCAACATTGTTCCTGGGAGAACAACCAAAGATCCCTCGTCGAGAAAGTCTTGGTACTTGAGGCGAAGCGCCGCGTGCAGGCGGTCAAGCGTTACTTCTGTAATGTAAGATCTAGTCTTTACGCCGAAACCTCCGCCAGGGAGCGGAAACAAGAACGTGAACGAGCAGAAATCGTCACCTCGGGATAGGTCTGCACCCATCGAGCACGGCATCTTCCAGAAATTCTTTGGCGGGTGGGGACGAGTCTCTTCATACGTGAAGAAGTAGGTGAAGCCCTCGAGAGGGATACCGAACCTCTTGGCCAGAATATCGTTTCGAGCCGATGGGACTTGCTCTGCGCGATCGACATCTCGCTGGTATGCGTCATACGATACTGTAATGCCAATATTCGGCTGTGCTTTAACCCACATACGTGGATCGGCGACTTCCTTAACGTCGTCCAGCTTGTAATACCAGATGGAGACGTGTGGCGCGGTCATTTCGCCCCGAAGAATCTTCATCAACTCCATCTTCTGAGCATCGCCTGCGCCATTTCGAACAGTGCCCTCAGACGAGATGGCGATGATAGAGTACTCTTCGTGTTTGGAAGACCCCTGCTCGATAGCGCCGATCACATTCTCCCGAACATCGCCAGACAACCATTCGTCAATTGTATTGTATTTTGACCGAAGACTCTGAAGCCTGTCGATCGACATTGGTCGAATCTCAACGAGCGAGTTTGTGAGGAAGTTTTGAATGCCCATTTTGGTAGGTGCAAGCTTCTGACGTCGTGCTGGATCCCCTGAGGTGTTCTTGTTCGAGCCGTGAGTTAGCATCTTGAACAGAGGGCCTCTGGCGCGAGTAATAGCCGTACGAATCGGCGAAAGAACCTCGTCTGCTTGACGCATAGTGGGCGCCGTTACGATCTGGTGCGTCGTACTCGTGTCGATGTTGAGCCAGTATGCCTGCCACGTGGCCGCATACATTGATTTGGCACCGCCTCGCGCGACGATGATGTACTGTTTCTTAGTCAGCCGCGTCTTCTTGCGCCGCAGTTCGTACCGACCTCCTGGGCGGTCTTTGTGCGGTACGAACACTGTGCGCTCTGTGAAGTAGTACCACCCCCAGAGTTGCTCGGCCCAGAGTTTAAACGAGTCGAGTAGGTGGAGGTCTTCTCCGTCGGTAGTAGTAAGCTCGCTCTCACAGTACTTTACATACCCGTCGATCGCAGAATCGTCGAAATACATATTAGGGTCTGCGATCAGTGCGTCGATTCTGTTCATTTCCTGCGAGATCTCTTCACACACAGGTATTTCTCCGCGCATGACTTTCTCGCGGAAGATGCCGTAATAGTACGGAGTCGCCGTGTTCGAGAGCGCCACTTACTTCCCCCTAGGTCGAACCTTTCGGCCTTTCTCATCGATAACGCTTCCGCGATCGAACATGAAGTCGCCGTATTGGTCTCTGATCTTTCCTTCGGTTGTCTTAGTCGTCTCCGTTGGCCCACTGTACGTCCGCTTGAACTCTGCACTCATGTTATCCCAGCGTCTGCGGAACGTACTACGAGTATCTCCTCCAGAGCCACCAGATGGAGGTTTCGGTCCAGGTTTGGTGGGGAGGTTTGAGGCGCCGGCATCAGGGGTATCTTTTGGGCCAGGTTCGCTCTTGGGTTTGGGCGGTTTTGTCGACCCGGTCTTGGTCTGATTGATAACCCGGTTAAGATATCCAGTAGCCTGCTTACTGATCATGTTTGCAGTAAGTGCTGCCGCTTCGGCGGAGAGCTTATCTCCGATTCTTGATGCAAACTTCTGCCACCCAGAACGCGTCAGTTTAGCGTACTCTGCATCCATTTTGATTCTATCAATGGTTGCACGGAGTTGTTTGTCTGAGATGTTAGCAGTCTTCTTCCCACGAATCAACCCGCCAGACGACTCAGACGGCTTGTTATGGTTTTCACTAAGATCAGCCTTGGTGTATATCTCGGGCTTCTTTTTTTGGCCAACGACAGCCATACCCCAGAACTTAGGAGCTTTACGTTTAGCCAGGCGGCCCATAGCGTCGCCGCCAGAACGCTTCTTTCGGACGCCCCATTTCATTCCTTTAACACCGTGGTGGGTTAGGGTGTCTGTCTCCACGTGTCTACACCTCCTTGATGTCGCTCGACGTGGATGTTGATGCGCCATGCTAGCTCTTGGAGCTGCTTATCGATGGCTGATACGAGAAATGCATTTTGAGGAGGGTCAAACAGTTGTCGAACCTTGAGGTAGACGAATGGTTTGACTTCTTCAGGATAGTCTCGCACAAAGACCTTCGGCCAGTCGATCTCCTGGTCCATCACATACGTCTTTACGTCTACACCGAGCTCGGTGAGCGTGCTGAGGGCAGCGTTTATAAATGTTCTCAGCTCGATGTCAAAGTCATAGTTGTTCCAGGCGATCCCACAAAATGCCTTAGTGTCTCCGAGCACACTCATGTTGGCCTCTTTCCCCAGAGACAGGTGTCACCTGGAAGTCTCGCTATAATAGGCTTCGGCAGAAGGCCGTCGTCGCCATAGTGGATGGCTTGATGGGTTCTCATACTTACACTGATCAGATATCGTGGGTCTATAACATCCAGATTACCGCTCTTCAAGTCGAGCGGCTGCATAGGGTTCATGTGGTGGACATAAATTCGTCCGTTGATCGGATAATCTCGATGCCCTATGTCGAATCCGTCGTCTCGCAGAATGACTTTGTCGCGTATAGACTTCCACTCACTGCTTCTGTAGAAACGTTGGTTTAGCCAGCGGTCTCCTCCGAATGTGCGCTCAGCCACACCCTGTTTAATTCGGAGATATCGGTATCGATCAAAGTAGTCCTCGATCGCGAAGAGTGCCTCAGTCGTCCTCAGACTCACCGCGGTAGCCCTTCATAGCTTCGAGCGCCTCAGCGTAGAGCTCTTCAACGCGCGGGACAGACTCGAGAGCCGATACGCGAGCCTTGAGAAGTGTGTTTTCGTTCTCTAGACGCTCGCGTTCGAGCTCTTCGCGAACTGGATCGACCTTAAGAAACTGAATAATGAGTTGATTACTGGCTGTTCCGTCCTCCAGCTTCGCTGCTGCGAGGTCATAAGCCATTGCTTTCAGTTGGTTGGCCCGGCCTGCTGCTGTCTTGGCTGGTGGACGGCGACGTTTGGTGGTTGTTTCGGTTCGTTTTGCCGCCATCGGCCGCCTTTCTATTCGGTTTTCGCTCACGACAACCCCAGATTTTGCCCCTTCGGGGTTATTTCGGAGAGCGCGCGATGCAGGGTGGGGGTTCTTTTAGAGAGGACCCCCTCCCCCCACGTCATTTTCTTCTTATTTTACGTTATATTCTGTTTTATTTTCTTGTATTTTCCAGTTATATTCAATGAAACAATTTCATCAATTGCTCGCTCACGCTCGATCAAGTTCTCTTCTTCTGTAAGTTCTTCAGAAGTTCTAGCAACACGTGCCAGGTAGGCACAGGTGTGGTACCCGTTGGTGGTGTCCCATGTGTACCATTCAACGAACTCGTCAAGTGGATCGTATGGATTGTCCGTAGTAGTTAGTGCAACATCGTATGTGATCATAAGCCTTAGCTCAGTGCCTCCTGCACCGCCGTTGTGGACACGCCCAGAGCGGACGCTATGTCTGCCTGGCTGTAGCCGTTAGCGGCCATAGCCTTGGCCCGTGAGAGCTTAGCACTGCCGAGCCCTCTCTGAGTACGTGGTTGAGCCAGTTGTCTGACTCGATCCATGTTTGCGTAGTTCATCAGATCCTCGAGCATGCTATGGCTGATAGCACCAGCTTGCACCGCATGCCACTCACGGTCTGTGAACGTTACCTCAGTGTCGCTCTTGCTAGCCTTGAATCGTGCCCGTGCCATAGCCAAGGCTTGGTTCTTAAGGCGTTTCAATTCGTCCTTATCCATGTCGGGGTTGGACTCTTTCTTCGCCTTCACAACACTGTTAGCATAGAGCTGTGCCTGCCGCTCTCGGGGCGCGTTAGCTTGGGCATGGGTCAATTTCTGCTTGAGGCTGGCTACTTCTTTAGCATACGCTTTCCTGGCAGTGGGGGACCATTTAGCATTAGGGGTGCGGATCATCTCGAGTCGTGCCCTGTTTGCCAGCGCCTTCATGTTGTTTGCATAGCTAGCATAGATGCGTTCGATGGGCGCGGCCTGCGAAGACACCAGCTTGTTGGCGTCTTTGACGGTCATCATACCCGGACGCTTGGATAGGGCGGGGGTATCAACCCAGCTTACTTCGCCAGTGGCCTTATCGACTACCTTCTTTTTGTACGTCTCTCCAGTCTTCTCCCATACAAGCTCGCCAGTCTGCTTGTTGATGGGGCCGCCTCTTGCTGCCTTGCGCAATGCGACATGCGGGCCACGAGTGTCAGCAGTGGAGCGAGAGATAATAGTTCCAGCTCCGCCTTCAGGCTGGTACTTCTTCTTAAGCGCGGCAATACCGTTATCAATATACGACTGCTTGTAATTGAGCCGGTGTTTGTGTGCATCGATAACGGTCATACTGTGTCGGACAGCGCGAGCTATCTCGTCAGGGCTTGCGCCTTTGATGGTCATGTCCGTAATGAGATTACTAATACGGCCCATCTGATTTCCAGTGTCGCCCTTAGACATTACCTTCATGCCCGGATACTCCGGATAAGCCCGCTTAGGATCGAAGTTCTTAAGTCCCTTCAACGCCGGCGCTGTGCGAATCTTGCCGTTATTGTTTGGCATAACGACAGCCGTGTCTCCGTCGAAGTCAGCGCCTGACAAACGCTCAGCTACGGACGGGTGGATACCAACAGCGTCTTTAGACATGACGCCTATGAGTTTACGTCCAAGTTGATACTTATTGTTTACCCGCAAGGTTGGAATCTCGAAGATGCCGCCGTGCGGGTAGCGAACCAGAGAGACGGTCTCTCCGTGTTTGAAGTTTGGAGCGTAGATCTCATCAGGCTTGATTTTTGGCAGGGGGAGAAGCACTTGCGTAGCCTGCCGAGGTAGACGAGCAGCTTTCAAGTGCGTGGCTGCTGAGTCGGCTCCGTCTGCGAACGACTGAAGAAGCTTCTTACGAACAGCAGGGTTGGTGAGTGACAGGATCTCCTCAAGTTCAGCCTTTCGGTTGGCCTCGGCAATACCGAGCTGCTTCTTCGCCAGTGCCGGGCTCTGCTTCGAGAGGAACTGCGATGCCAGGTTACGACTCCATTGCCCCCATTGCCCTTCCTCATTGACGATGTTGTGGTAAGACTGCTTCCGCTTACCATCCTTGTCGAGGTAGTAGTGCGGGTGAGTTGTCGCGCCAAACGGATTATCGGGGTCGTCTTTCAATTCCTTGAGTGCTTTTAGTTTATCAGCGCTCTTGGATTTGTTGGTGTTGAACCGAAGATCAATACCCGGAGGCATATCGTCGGCGTACATAGCCATACCCTTAAGGTAGTGCTTGTCGCCGACCTTGATTCGAACCTGGGCGTAGTTCGAAGCCCCCAGAGACAGCTCAGGAACCCCTCTACGGACTTCTATGACGCCATCACGGTCGGTTCCGCCCTCTTCTGCCCACCGGACAGAGAGGCGCTTAGGATCGAATCCACGGGGTTTGGCGCCCATACCGAGGAAGGTGCGTCCGCCATCATATGAGACCGGGTAGACGCTCCCAATCTTCTCAGGATGAGCCGCAAGGTCCTTATACTGCATCCCGGGAGGGCAAAGGCATTTGATCGAGGTCTCTTTACCTGTTCCCACCTGTGTGGTCTTGACGTAATAGACCTCCCAACCCTGCTCTTTTAGAGACTTCACCGCCGTGTTGAGCCGGTCGCGGGAGATGCCCATATGTGCTTCAGCGCCAAGACCAACGTCGATAGGTCCTTTTGTGTCCACAAGCTCTTTGAGTGTCTTTTCTGTTGTCTTGAGGACGGCAGACTTACTCTTCTCGCTAGGATTGAGTAGAGCCTTAACTTTTGTTTCGGAGACCCCCATCTCTTTTGCGATGGTGCGGATCGACTGGCCCGCGTCACGAGAGCGTACAGCACGGGATGCGAGGTCCGCGTTGTGCGCTTCGTGGGCAATCGTCTTGTATGTACGGAGATCGGCTACAGAGAGCCCCATCGCGGTGGCGATCTCTTTCTCGCTCATACCAGCCTTGCGCATCTCCTTGTTAACTTCGAGGAAATGCCCTTCGCTTTGGTACGGCTCTTTGCCCGACCCCCACGGATAGCGACCAGAGTGTCTCTTTGTGCCGTAGTGGTATAGTTCACTCATAAACGCTTCTCAGCCTCTCCAAGTGCGCACTATGTTCTTCAGTTACAGCCATAATCCTTAGAATCTCTTCCGGATCTGGATGCTCAATTACGATATCGTCATTCTGGTAGATGCGGAGCTCACAATTGAGCTTTTCCGGGTGATGGCGATATTCAAGACAAAAGAATGCGGCATAAATGCGGAGTTGTCTCATGTTCGCCGGGTGGACACCCGTTTTGAGATCGTGGATGCGGAGGAGATTGTCTCGAAAAGAGATAGCATCGGCGGTGCCGAAAGCTACAGGCGAGTACGCCAGGACTACCTCGGGTTGCATCCTGAAACCGATGGCGTCGTTAACGTACATGTTGAGAGTTTTCTGCGATCGGGGCAGTTTAACCTTCATAGTGATAAGCTTTGCGGCCAGCTCATGGAGCTCAGTACCCCTCAGAACGGCCTGACGGCTCTCATACGTCGCTTCTAGCTTCTCCGACGTATAATCTATCCACGTGCCTTTTGAGGCGCTTAGAAAGGCGTGTGCGCCTTCAAGATCGGAATGCCTGTTGAAGAGCATTCAAGACTTCTTTCTTATTTCCGGGATGGATGAACGCTGCAAATGACCATTCGTCCAACATTTCAACATAGTAATCTTGGTTTGGTCTATGGGAAGACCGAGCGGCCCTTTTTACTTCAAGAGCCGCCCAGCGATTCCTCCAAAGGACCAAACGATCGGGGATTCCTTGAATCGCCCCAGCGTCGAGCTTCAGGTATAGGCATCCTGGAAACATGCGCTGAAGATCTTTGCGAAGCCCTCGCTCGAAGTCCTTTTCTAACATCACACACCCAAATGGATGCAAATGTTCTTGATTGCTGTTTCGAGAGCTGCGACACGCTCGTCAAGAGCCTTGAGTCGGTTTGGTGTCTCTACACCGGCGCGCCACAAGAGTTCCTGCGCAGTTCCAGCCTCACCCATGTGGGACCCCCACACAGAGACCGCAGCAGCCTCACCGTTTGCGGTGTGGTCGGCGGCAGATCGAAGTACCTGCTGAGCAGTGCCGGCGCTGCCCATGCTGGATCCCCATACATCAGTGCCAGCGTAGTTCGCGATGAGCTTCATCTCATCTCTGGTTACAGCCAAGATGTCCTCCAACAGTTCGAGGGCCTGCTTTGCCGTAAGCCACCGAGAAGGGTTAAGATCGGCGTAGCGGTCCTTTGCGTTATTGACGAGGCCATTCCGGCCGTTCTTAACAGCGACGGTTTGGTACGCTGAATGAACATCCGCGCCGTCCGAATCGATTGTGGCATGGATATGAGGCTCCATACCGTCTAGGCTATTCCGCTCCCAGGTTGCGGCAGCGCCCCAGGCTCGAAGGTGCTGGATCATCCTTCTAATCTGGCCAGAACTAAGATGCCAGATCTGGAAGTCCACACACCAACCGCCAGCATGGACACCGGCGGAGGCACGAGCAAAACCATAAGCCTGGACCACGACAACTGGGATGTCGGGGTGGTCAGACTTGAAGCGGCGGAGCCAGGCTACATACCAAGGTGCTGCGATACTAGCTTCAAGCTGGGCGTCGTTGCCTTGGTAGTTCGTTCCGATGGAACGTAGTGCCATGTTCCTCCTTTCGTAAAAAGAGAGGATCTGAATCGATGAGGGGTCGATTCAGGTGAGAACATAGTTCTCTCCCCTCATTATATCCCCTGAAAAAAAGTCGCACTTACATGTTTTGAGTATACTCGTTCACGATATATCGTGATAGGTCTCAAACAGCGCTTTTAATGAGAATTATTCTCATGTACCCAGAAACCCAGTTGTAAGGGGTCAACCGCTCCCATATATTTTT